GTTTCCCGAAACACATCAAATCCGTGCAAGAAACAGCATCCATCCAGCGAAGTATTTTTTCAACTCTCCAAGCTCGAAAATACCAATTATTTCCTTTATCTCTCCAAGGAGAATCATAATTTCCTTTGGGTAATTCTTCTGAATTATACGGGTCCAAGCGTACATATTTGCTTATCTCTACACCATTCATTTTCCTACGCCCAGTAGCATCCCAACGTTGTTCCCTCAAAGTGAATCTAGTATATACTCCTTTTTTTCTACCCAAAGATTCCGGACCAGTACCAGGACCATGGACTACAAGACCATCATGTAGAGCCGAAGAAAGGGGAATGAAACCCATACGTAACCTAGTTAAAGCAGGCGGAGGAGGAGACACCCCAATTAGAGCTCTCCGAGCATAGTCTTTGTTTCCTGGGCATTCCTTATCACATCCTGCAGAAGCATACCGAGCTGCAAAATTCGCCATATCCGAGAAGGCTTGGAAAAACCCCCCTATAAATTCCCCAAAAACCGGAATAGCTGAAGCGACAGCTGAGAGCATACTCATAGAGGCTCTTGAACCTTGGTCCGAAGCCTCTCTCATAAAATTGCCAATTTGTTCAACTCCTTCAACATATTCCATTACTTCGGCAGGAGGTCTCTGAACATTAATGAGACATTCTCCCACACTCTTCCCATATATACGAAGTAAACCGTAATAATCCAAAAGAGTTAGGAGTTTCTTTCTTTTTTCAGGAATAGCCATTACTTCTTCTTCTTCCTAGTGATCAGCCAGTATCCAAGACCCGCTACGCCAGCAGCTCCAACAGCTAGACCCCAAGTCGGAATCCGATCAAAGAATCCAGCAGAAACCGAAGAAGAAGAAGTAGGAGAAGGAGAAGTAAGAAGTTGTCTCAAACGAAGAGCTGTAGAAGCCCCTGGAGCCAGTCTAGCCACAGGAGTAGCTGTTTTAGCTTCAGATTTTGGCTCTGGTTCTTCTCGAGCTGGAGGAGTAAACCCCCGATGCAAAGACATGATACTTCTTCCAACAGCCTCAACACCTTCACCAATTCTTTCTACCGTACCAACAACAGACTCAACACCTTCAGAAATCTGTTCTAAATCTATATCCCCCATACCAGAAAGAGATCTAAGCTCCCTTTCTATGTAATTGGAAAAAGCAGATTGTAGAGCTCTCTCCATACTGATTCCGCCCCCAACAGCAGCCAGTACTTGCCTGTTAATCCCTAACTGTTGCAAAACACCCTTCAAAGCAAGGGCCCTCCTTTGAGGAGTAGTGATCGTTGAAACCCTCCCCAAAAGATCAGCTGTCAGCTGAGCCGCTTTATCTGCAATAATTTGCCTAGGGTCCATTATTTTCCTCCGTATTTGCCCCAGAGATACCAGACCCCTAGGATACCCCCACCTACAGCCACCAAGGGCAGAGATTGCTGAACTACATCCGCCCATCTAGCTGCAGTGGGGTTGAGCTCCCGTTGAGCTGTTCGCTCTCGCTCCTCGAGATAGCCAAAAATGCTAGACAGGGACCAAGCCCCTCCCCCCACAGCTGCCGCAACAGCAATGGGGATAACAGGGAGCACTCCCAAACCCTCCTCCATCTCCTGAGAGGTAGGCTCACGGCCCAGAAGGAGCCCATGAAGCACCTTGAGCTCTTGGACAGCTCGGGCCTCCATAGCCGGATCTCGAGCTCTCCTGACAACATCCGCTTTTTGCTCTTGGGTCAGAGGAGAATGACGAAGACCCATCAGATACTCGCCTGTTTTTGCCCGAGCAGCATGGAAAGCAGAAATCCTCTGACGGAGCTCCTCCAAATTTGCCTCTGGGGAGCTCATGGGTTGAACTCCCGAATAAGTTTATTGTAGGTAGATATAGGAATCCAAACGCCCTTGTACTCCACCCCCAGATAATCCGAGGGGAACGAAAGAGCATCCCCTACCAACTGCACATATGTTTGAAGATTCTGTCTCTCTTTTACAAACACAGCAAAAGGCACTTGAGGAGTTGCAATATCTGTATTCAAAAGAGTCCATCCACTAATTTGATAAACCAGAGCTGCAGCTGTCAAACCTGTTCCATAGCGATCCATGATAAGGCCAGCACTTGTGGTGACATACCACTCCACCATATCATCCCCAGCACCCCAATAATCATCTGCTAGGAACCCATACCGATCACCCCCAAGAACCGGGTTATTCTCAACAATAACGGAGGCTCTAAACACTACACTGGTCAAAGCCAAAACCTGTCCGTTTGGGATCACAAAATTATCTATAACAGCTCTCCCCAAAGCTGCTGGCCAAACCGTCCAAATCTCTCGATGAAAATAGTTAACCTCTTCCCAAGGGAGATTTTCCCAAAAAGCTCTAATATTCCAGCTCTTTTTGTTCTCGTTACCGATAGAACCCGGTTGTCCAGGAGTCCTGGGTATGCTCTTCTTTTTCATAAGACCTTCCATAGGATCTGGACACTCTGGTGACATTATGCACCCGCCTCTACAACATTAAGCAGCTGCCGACCTTCCAAAACCAAAATGAAGGTGCCAGCACTGTTGACAGCTTCCAGCGGAGTAACAAATGCTGTAACGACAGAAGCAGGCATAAAAATGTCAGGATATTTTTGCATGTATCCATCATTATCAGTTCTGTAGAGAATATCACCAGGAGTAGCTATATCCTGCCGGGTGCGCTGAGCTGCCCCCTCAACCAACTCCCAATTAAAATTGAACAAATCAGCAATTGCTCCAGCTGCTTGAAGCTCTGCTCCAGCAATAACAGGATTCCCGGAAGAAACAGGTTGGAAACGGCCAGCATTTCCACCAGCAGTTGGACGCCAACAAGCGTATACACGATCTAGGAGAAAATATCCATCCTGAGTAATAGTCACAGTACCAGGAGTTCTAGCTGTTGTGGCTGCAGCAAAATTGATTTCCAAATTGTAGCGAAAGGGAACAATCTTTGCCGCACAAGCAACAAGCCGATCTTTCTGCGTAGGCTCCTTGCCTACCAGAAGCTGCTCCAAATGAGCCATTCGGGAATTGATAGTCCCGATATGGTTTTTGAAATTAGAAAGAATTTGTCTAAATTGAGCGGGATGAATGAGTCCCTGCTGTCCATTTTGAGGCATTTTATCTCCTTTCGGGTAGCTCCAAAACAGAGCCTCCCCGGGGACCGTTATGGCCCCCGGGGGCTCTTTTTTTCAACTACAAAATATCACGAACATGCAGACCATCGATGTAGAACCACACCCAAATTTCCCCAGCGGTCACGTTGCCAACATCCGTAAGGAAGTTGGTTGCGCCGAGAGCAACAATCGTATTCTGAACTCGGAAATTCTGCCGAGCCGGAATTGCAATTGAACGGGCAAGAACCATCGTTGCATCCATTCCAGGATTGCCGTTAACGAAATACACAGTAGTGTCGTTACCGACATCACCAAACAGCCCACCACCCGCAGGGAGGTAAGGAGTTGGGGCCTGGAAAGAACTCTTCTGAGCCACGAAAAGCTCCCAGAAAAGCTGCGAAGAGGCTCGGTGATACATGATGTGATCAGTGAGACCTGCACCACCAATACCGCGGAAATAAAGTCCACAACGAAGGGCAAGAATACGGTACGTTTGATCGGCAAATGTTTATATGAGCCGTTTAAACTCACTCTCCGAGTTTCCTCGGAGTATCGGACTATATCACCATCCACTTGGGATGTCGGGCACTCGTGGGACCGATTATCCAGTGCGCTTGTCACGGTCCTAGTCTCTGAACCTTCCGAGGTACTCATGGCGCTTCCCTCGGCTTGGCTGCTGATCAGCATAGGGCACAGGCTCTTGAGCCCCTTAGCCTTCCAGCAATTCACCCGGTTAATCACTAGCAGGTCTCCCTGTTAGGCCGCCAGCTTGACGGTGTTGTAGGCCGGGATCTTGGTCGCTGCGGCCCAAAGCTTCACGTCGTCCATCTTGTAGGTGACCGTCTTGAGCGTGTTTTCGAGGCTCTCCGTTCGGAGGGGAAAGCCCACGCCGGCTGCGGTCCCTGGGTTGTTCACGTCCTGCCCGGCCGCTAGGGCCTTTCGCAGGTCCGCGACGTCTCCAGCGGTCGTCTGACCAAAGCCGTTCAGGCCTTGGTAATCCCGCCAACTTACGAATCCGTCGTTCATCGTTCTCTCCTTTGGCGTTGTTTCTTTTTTCGCCTTGTTACGCCCGGATCCCGGGCGGGGATTCCTATTGCAACTGCACGTTCTTGCCGAGCTCGTTGATCACGTCACCCACCATGCCGCGAGTGATTTGACCGGTCTGCTCGTACAAAGCGACCGCGCGGTCGATTGGTTCGCCACACGGGGCGACCCAGTTGTTGTCCTTCGACTTGAGCATCAGACGGTTGAGGCCGTCCATGATCTCATCGCGGGAAAGGCCGTCATCGCCCCCCACCTCACCCTTGGCCGACTTGCGCAACGGAGTCGCGCCGGTCCGTGCCTTGCGGGGGAGCGGGGTGTTCTCGACCTGCTGAACGCGTTGACCGAGCTCGACGTTTTGACCAGCCAAGGACTTGATCAGCGCTTGCTGGTGAGCGACCACCTCACCGATGGCCTTGAACGACTTGGCCAGGGCGCGGTTGAACGCGAACTGCTCGGTGTGGGACTTCTCGAGGCGTCCGGCGAGCTCGTCGAGACCCGAAGCCATGAGCTGGCTCTGGCGCTCGATGAAGCTGGACACGTCGTAGTCCTGCGAGAGCTGTTCGTCGTTGGCGAACTGCTCGGCGAAGGACTTGGCAACCTCATCGTCGGTCGCCGCCTCTCCCTCCGGCTCCGGCTCCGAAGCGCCGCCAAGGAGCTCCACGAGCTCGGCCTGCTCGGACTTGCTGAGCGTGCCGTTCGAAAGACCTTCCGCGAGCTCGGCCCGCCGGTCCTGTTCGCCGCCGATACCGTTCGAGGCCGCCTCGAGCACGTCGAGGGACTTCATCAGGTCGTCCGCGTCGATCATGGACTTCGAGGATTTCTCCTCCTCTTCCTCTTCTCCCTCATCCTTCTCCTCTTCCTCTTCGTCCTGTTTCTTGAGCTCGTCCGACGGACAGGCCTTGGCCTTCTCCATCGGTTTCGCTCCGGGAACTTTGTCGCTCAGACCGCCCTCGCTTCCCGTCTGCGAAGTCGGCATTGCTCCAGCACCAGCCTTTTCGAGATCGCCCCCGGCGGCCAGCACTGCGGCCTCATCGGCCGTCAACTGTCGCTCATGTGCCATTTTTCTCTCCTTTGCTTTGTGAAATGGCCCATTTCCAGATGCGTTCGACACCCACCGGGCTCAATCCGGGATGCCGGCGCTGGATCACTTCCAGCGCTTCCGCCTTTGACAGACGGCGTTTCTTTTTCTTCTTTTTTCTCTTCGGCCGCGGGGCCCCCTCGAGCGATTCCATTCTCAGCGGGAATCCTTCCCCGGGGGCCACTCCGGGGTCGCTCACGGCCTGGCCAGCGGCAAGCGCCTTGGCCAGATCATCGTCAAGATTTTCGAGCGCCATCATGCTTTTCGCGAGCACCTCCATACCGGTCGCGGTGTTGACCGGGCAGTTTGTGATGGCGACGTTGGACACATCGGCCTCGGCAATGACCTTCCCATCGACGCCGGCACGCCTTCTGACCTTCCCCTCGATGGAAAAGCCGAGCTTCCGGTCGGTCTTTTGGAGCGCGTTGCCGAGATTCCAGATTTTGTCGGCCGGATCGTGCCCCTCGAGCAAGTAGCCTTCGAAGTAGGTTGCCTGCTTCCCCTTGTGAACGGTGCGCTTTACCTCGAGCGGATAACCGACGATCCCGGCCGTGTCTCGGCTGTGGTTGTCGTTTATCCAGCCACCTTGCAGGAATGACTCCAGGTTGAGCCCGCGCTGTAGGACGGTTTCACCCTGTTTGTCCTTGTGCTCGGTCGAGATGATCCCGCCGATTCGGCGCTCTTTTCCGGCCTCTCCGGCCTTATGGAAAAACGTGCAGGGGATATCAAATCTGAAGGGAATTTCTGAGGCCAAGGCACGACTCCGTCGTCGTCCCAGCCTCTCCGTCGTGCGTCAATCGCCGACAGGCCCCAGGGAGCGGATGCTGTGTAAGCTACGGTACGATCTTAGCAGAGTCAAGGGGTTTTGAGGACTTCAATACCAGGCGCCGGATTGGCTCGGCCAACGCTTTGCGCAATTCGTCCCCCGGAACCAGGTCCAAGGGGACGTCCGCGCCGCATTTCTGGCACACGACTTCAACCACGTCGGCCTTCATGGCAACGATGCGCGTCCGCACCTTTAGCTTTCCATCGCGGGACTTCCGCACGACGCGAGAGCGACAGTTTGGACAGCGGGTCATCGCAGATACCCCGGATGAATGGTCAGCTTGCCACGGCGCTCGCTCCGACGCTGGGCCTCATCGGCGAGCCAGTCCATGTTACCGTCCGGGTCGCGGTTCGGGCGCTCCACGTGCCCCTCGTTGTACGTGTCGGCGCCTCGAGCTTGCCCCTTGACCTCTCGCAGGCTTTCACCGACTTCCTTCATCCTCTCTCGTTTCTCCCGGGAATGCTTGCGCCGCTTTTTTTTCTTCCGTTTCTTCCGCTGTTTGATGTTACCCGGGTGTTCCTCTTGCATCTGAGCAACATAAGGATCGTCTCCCGGTGACCGCGCGGGCTTGCTGTGCATGCCCATCGATCCGATGGGGCGATCCTTCGGATGTATGGCCTGGGCGTTGCCGACGAACTCTCCCTTGACCATCTTGCCGTCACGATAACCGCCGTCCAGACAACGCTGTCTGAATCGCTCCATGGGAACGGCCGTCATGCCGCCGAAAAACTTGGGGCTGTCGAAGTGACGGAGGTACGCTGCCTTGGCTTCCGCGCGCGTGGGGAAGCCCAGCATCAACTTGTCCTCGTCAAACTCCTTGAACTCCGGCGCTTTGCGCTGGTGAACGACGTAGACAAACTTCGCGTCTTCGTCCGGGCCCAAGAACACGTCGAGGTGATCACCGTCGGACCCCTCTGTCAAACGGATGTACCCGTAGGGAAACTCCATCTTCGTCTCGCCATGGGTGTCCGTGCCTCTGTCGTACCAATAACGCTTGCTCCCCTTGCGGTTTTCGATGCTGATCGGGAGTCCGGCGAACGTCGTCCGATAGTGGAGCTTGCGAGCCTTTTCCAAATCGTTGTCCGGCGCCTCCGACTTTTCGGTCTCGGCCATCTCTTCGGGGACCAGATCCCAATCCGCATCGAATACATAGCCTCGCGGGACTCTCACGAGCTGGCACTGACAATTGTGCGCCGGCAACCCATTGACCACATAGGATTCGTCCTCCTCAACTCCTAGATTGTACACCCAACCCGCCCATGGACTCACCCGTCCCGCCGACTTGACACTTACATATCGGCTGGAGATACTCGCCGCATGAACAGGATCCCGCTCGACCCCCAACTCATCATCCGTCTTCACTTCGAGAAAAACCTCTCCGTACAAGCGATAGCCCAAAAGCTCGGGGTGGCTCGCGGGACCATCGTTCAACGCATTCAAAAGGCCGGGATGCTTCAACGCTCGCGCTCTGAAGCAAACAAGATCCGCATGAAGCGCCTCTCCCCCGAGAAGCGCAAGCAACTCACCAGACGGGCTAACGAAGCCAGCCGGGGGCGCGTCCAGTCGGACAGTGAAGTCGCTAACCGCCTCAGACCCATCGAAGGACGAATGCTCTCCGATCTTGAAAAGAGTTTCGCCAAAGCGTTTCAACGGGCCGGATTTGTTTTTCAAACGAATCAAGTGGTCGGTCGCTTCCTTGTCGATTTCGTAGACTGGCCGCGCAAGCTGGCCATTGAGATCGACGGCGGCAATTGGCACACCACTCGGCGCAAAGCCGAACAAGACGCGCGCAAGACGGCCTATCTCAAACGAAAGGGCTGGACCGTCATCCGCCTCCGCGAGAACCATCTCTCGAATATGGCTTCCCTCATCGAACAAATCCGCGGGCTCCCAACCGGTCTGCCCCTGAAAAAGGTGTTGAGGGGTTGATCGCACCGTCCTGTCCCCTGTCTTCATCTCGACAAGTTCCCCCTCGTAGAAGTGCTGATACGTCGCGTAAACCCTTCGCCAGTTTCCTTCGGCAGAAAGAACCCACTCGCCCGGACTAATGTCCTCAATCGCAATCAGACCACTCCCCGTTTGAACCATCTGCCCCGCAGGAAAACACCAGGGGTGCATGCCTCCGAGCACGGCTTTCCACTCTCCGCGCTTCCGGCCGACGTTGGCCACGCCCTGGCTTTCCCACCACGACGCGGGTCGAACGATGGGGCGTCCATCTGGACCGAGGTAGAGCCGACGACAGTCGGGACAAGCTGTTGGCTCCGGGATTTTGGCCATCATTTCGCCGGAACCATGATCCTTTGTAATCTGGGCCATCACGCCTTGCTGGTGAGCAAGATGCGATTCGGTCGAGGCGATTCGCCCCCAATCACGCGCCCAATCCTCGACAATGTGTCCGAGCCTACTCTTGAGCTCGCCCACGGTGGTCCGATGCGCTACATGGTGCGCCGTCTCGGTTTGGATGCCTTCGCGCTGGTAATCGGCGAGCTGTTGATTGAGCTCGATCACGTCGTTGTTGACCTCGCCGCAGTAGCGCGTGCCCAGGCCGACGCAGTATTGTCCCGCGCGGTCGCGCGCGAGCTCGTAGGCAACTTCCTCGGCCGGCGTCAACTCCACCGGCTGCTGTTGGATGGTCCGCTTGAACTGACGATAGGTCATGTTCTCGGCTTCGGGCAGCCTGGCCATCAGACGGCCGAACTCGAACGCATCAAGGGTGATGTCTTTGATCGCGTCGGGATCCACGTACCCCTCATCGACCAGGCGCTGCAACTCTTCCTCCGAGACCTCCATGCCGGCCGTACCGATGGCGACCGACGTCGATCCGTCTCGGATGATCGTGCGCAAGTCCTCGATCTGCTCTGCGGTCAAAACCGCCATCAGAGGGCCCCCTTCAAAACCTCGTTCATCTTGCGCAGCATGATCCGCTTGATCCGCTCGACTTCCTCGCTGGCTCGGTCAACGGACTGCTGCAAGACGGGATGGTCGAGCTTTCGCGGCCCGTGATCTGCGTGGTTCGCCTTGTCGAGCTCATCCCCGATCACGCGCTCGATCACCTTTTTTAGGTCATCAGAACGCGTGCGGAGCTCATCGGCTTCTGCGTAGATGCGAACTTTCATCAACCGGCGATGAAGAACGTGACGATGGCCGATTCCGTGCTGGACGGGTTGGTAACCTGAACTTGCGTGAAGTTACCCTCCCAAAACAGCTTGGCTTTCGCCCCGGTGGTCGGCGTCAGGTTGAAAACCTCCGTCCCGCCGTTGAGTTTCAGCGTCAAGGCCTGGTCGGTCTCGACGTAGAGCACCTTCGCCGGCCCGATCCCGCCAAACTCCAGATCTTCATCCGCGGCGCTCGGCGCAACCTCGCGCGTCTCGGCCTTTCCCTCCGTGGCGTCCGTGCGGATCGTCTGGATTACGGTGTCCGCCGTCCGCTGGAAACCGACAAGATCCTCGTCTTCGTCAGTTGAAGCGATCAGGTACAGCTTGTGTCGTACTCGGTAGGACATGATCAGAGCTCCACGTCATACGTGACGATTCCGCCACGGCGTTGCCGGCGCACGCGCGCCAACGATTTCTCCGTTTCTTCGGCTTCCTCTGGGCCCACCTGGCCGAGCTGAGAAAGCATCGCATCCCACTCGGGGTTGCCTGTTTCCGATTCCGACGCTTCCCCCTCGCTACCTTCCTCGGCGTCCGGCAGCTCTCCGCTGAACCCCTCTTCGCCACCTTCCTCGCCACCCATGTCGCCAGCCATGTCCTTCGCCTGGGCCGATTGCAACCAGGTCGGATCGAGGATGATCTCTCCCTTGCCGTCCGGCAACGGCTCGAGATCGTTCTCGGCGCGTACTTCATCAACCGTCTTGAGGTACGTGACCTGTTTCTTCTCGCCGTCGATAATTTGGTCGGCATTCCGCGGGTCCATGCCCGTGAACTTGACCTTGAAATTGTCATCAATGCGCCAGATCAGGTACGTGTTCATCCATTGCGCGAGCGAGCGCAGGATGGGGCGAAGGCCTCGGTCCTTAGACTGCTTGATCAGGTTCTCGGACGGAGCCTGGAACATGGAATGAGATTGTCCGGTGTTGCCGTAGACGAATCCGATTTCAGCCGGATCGAATTGGCAAACGCCGCACGTGAGCTTGATCAAAAAGTCCATCCAGCTCGCGTATTCCATGTCGCGATTCGAGCTGTGCAGGTTGATGTATTGTAACTCCTCGGCGTTCGTGACGGGGGTGCGCCATGCGTTGGCCACGCCTGAGATGAGCTGATACCAGTGCCGACGGAACGCGTCCATCTTGGAGTCAGGGATCGAGCCTTTGAAGTTGATGATCCCCTTTGTCGTGCTGCCTTGGGAAAAGAACCGCTTGTTGTACTCGAAGCCCCAAAGCATGGCCGTGATCGTGCCGATCAGCATCTCGAGCTCGGAAAACCCGTAACCGTTGAGGCGGATCCCCGTTCGTGGGTTTCGGATGCAGAACGCGAGCTCATGCGCGGCAAACTCAGCGATCACGGTCTCGTCATAGACCTGGACGTAACGGACGCGCTCAGGATTGTCGTCGAGCTCGGCGCCCAGGGGAACGTCGGCGATCCGGATGGTCGCCCCATCGACCGCGTAGAAATCCGACGGCTCGCCCTTGCGGTTGTCCACGACCTCGAAGCATCCCTGATCGTAGATCATGCTGTCCCGCACGAACTTACGGAAAAACGTCTCGAGGCTGTCCTTACCGATCATGTGGGTTGAGCCCGTATTCAGAAGCCAGCGCTCGATCTCTCGAGCTCGCTTCCTGTCGGCCGTCGTCGCCTTGTCTTCCTCTTCGCGCATGACGACCTGGAAGCCCGGCTCACGCTTG